CCGAAGACGGGCAAAAAGACGGGGAAATCGTCAGAGTCCTACCAGCAGGTGCTTGGAACTGGCTTGAACTCGACTAGATATGGACAAGTGTTCAAGATGCTGGATTACAAAGGGTACATTTTGCGCCGCTCAAAACCTGTCACTATAAAGGCTATGGGGTATACGGCATAATGTTTCAGTTTCCCCAGACAGCAACGTTGTGGACGAAATCCACGAACGACGGGTTCGGCGGCACTTCTTTCGGTTCTCCATCGTCATTGGCTGTACGGTGGGAGGATGAGCGTGTGCGGTTTATTGATGCTGATGGGCAGGAGACGGTTTCGAGAGCGTTGGTATGGTTCAAGGATGCCGATGCGGTGCTTGAGGGTGATTTCCTGTACTTGGGAACATCGACAAGTACCACGCCACAATCTTTGACAGGTGCGCATGAGGTGAGGCGTGTGGAGGTTACACCGAGTTTATCGGCGAATGAGTATGAGAGGATTGCATACCTATGAATATACGCATATTCGGTTATGACAATGCCAAGCTGTATAACATGAACCGCACATTGGGTGCGATCACGCTTGGTTCTCATGCTGTTCAGAATCTGACACCCAAGACGGCATATAAGATAGGCAAGCACATGTCCGGTGGAACGGCTGGAATGACTGCGGCTGAGTCTATCACGCTTGGTGTTGGTACTGGGTTGATGGAATTGGGATTGCGTGTCCAGCGGGATGCACAGAAGATGACACCTGTGTTCTCTGGCAATTTGAAAGGAGGTGCATTCACCGCACCATCAGGGACGTTGGCAAACCCGACTGTAACGGTGACGTTTCCTGCCGAGTATGCTTTGTATGTCCACGAGGACATGGAAGTTCAGCACAGCAACGGTGAAGCTAGATTCCTTGCCAAGGCGGTTGCCAAGAACTATGGGGATTCCCAACGTGTATTTGTGAAGAACGTAGGGAACTATGTGGCCAAGGGTGTTCGTGGCACGGCTTACGGACAGGCTTTCGGCAGTTATTCGGGAACGGCTGGAGCCGAGGCAGGCGCAACAGGGATGATAAGTGGAATATGAATCCTGTATCTGTTGACATCAAGGATTTGTTGGTGAACGCCAGTATAGGTGCGTTTGCGTCTGATGCGGATTGGGCGATAAACATAAGCCATGAGCCAGCAACCCCCGACAATTGCATTACGATATATGATACCGGCGGTCCACGGCCTTCCTATCATTTCACGGCATCGACACGAGGGATGCTGTATAGCGACTTTCAGGTTCGTGTCCGTGGCAATTCATACTTGGCTGTATGGAATAGGATGCAGGACATTTTGGTTGTCATCGACCATATAGGTCGGTTTGTGGTTTCAGGTGACAGCTCGGCTGAGTCGGATGTTGTCTATTCGGATATACAGAAAACAACTGAGGCTGAGTTTTTGAAGAAGGATGCGAATGAGCGGACAATCTTTGTCTGTAATTTTCGTGCGTTTAGACAGGAACAAGCATAAGGAGATAGTACGATGGGTAAGATCAATGTAGGAACAGGTACGAGTATCTCGTTCGGGACTTCGGGGTTTACCGCCGACATTCTCGACATCAGCCCCCCGAATGCGAGCAGAGTTTCGATTGAAACTTCGCACATGGGGACGACCACGGCACACACCTTTACACCTGGCGACTTGGTGGATTGGGGCGAACTTGGGTTTGACATTGTGTTCGATCCGACTTCGGCCAACATTCCCCCGATCAAGAACAGTGCTGAAACTGTCACCATCACTTTCCCTGATTCAGGGGCGAGCACTTGGGCATTCAGTGCGTTCGTTATCACCTTTGATCCGGGTGTTCCGATGGAAGACCGTGCCACGGCTTCCGTTAGTTGTAAAGTGTCTGGCGACATTACTGTAGCATAAACCAATAGGAGACTAACCATGTCCGTACTCACACGACAAAGTATTGCAGAGAAACAAGACCTGAAGACCGAGATCGTCAACGTTCCAGAATGGGGTGGCGATGTGTGTCTGCGCACTATGTCCGGTGCCGAGCGCGAGGGCTGGGAACTGGATATGTACAACCGTAGCAATGGTGGCAAGAAGAGCGATGCTCTTAGGGGGCTGAAGGTCAGTCTTTTGTCGCTTTGCATCACGGATGACGAAGGGAACAAGATTTTCGATGACGACGAGGGACGCAAGATTCTTGGTTCCAAGAGTGCGTCAGCCATTGATAAGTTGTTCGGTGTAGCACAGAAGTTGAATGGTCTTACTGCGGGTGATGTTGAGGAATTGGAAAAAAACTAATGGAGCGGCCTGAACGCCGGTTTTGGCTTCGGCTGAGTCGGCGTTACAGTAAGCCGCTACATGAACTACAGCAGGAAATAGACAGCCAGCACTTCTCGGAATTACACGCCTTCGAGCGATTGGAACCTCCGCTTGAAGTGCTGGTTCAACTTTATCTAGCACAGATAGCATATATACTTGCTTGTGCAAATGCCAAGAAAGGTACTAGACCCAAGTTTGACGATTTCATATTCAAGTTTGAGCCTAAGCGACAGGTTGCTCCCAAGGAGCTGAAACGTAAATTCATGGGTTGGGCAAAGATGTATAACAAGGCTGGTGGGAAATGACAACGGTAGCTGCAATCAAAGCTGTATTGTCTGCGGACACGGTTCAGTTTCAGAAGCGTTTCGCGGCTGCGGAAGCACAATTGACGGCGTTCAAGAAACACGCCGAGGAAACTGGGCGCAGGCTTTCGGCTATTGGCAAGAAGATGACTATGTTCTTCAGTCTGCCAGCGGCGGTTGCGGCAGGATTGGCTGTTCGTTCGTTTGCCAGATATGAACAGGCGTTGACGGAGGTGGCGAAGAATGCTGACTTGACCAATGCCGAGTTGGATAGAATGGCGGACAGTCTTAGTGACATGAGCATCCGTCTTGGTCAGACGAACATTGAATTGGCTGGCACTGCCGCTGAGATTGCGCGTATGGGCATCCACGGCGAGGAGGCCATCATCAACCTTACCGAGACGCTTGGTAAATTGTCCAGAACTTCCGATATTGTGTCTGAGGGAGCGAAGCAGGACTTTGCCAAGTTGGTAGGGATTACTGACACGGCGGCGGACAGTGTAGAAAACTTGGCATCTGTTATCACCATGTTGGGGCAGGAGACGAAGGCTGGCGAGGCCGCGATTGTCGAGATGGCAAGGGATATAGCCGCCAGTACCAAGCTCTACAATGTTGCCGCTACGGATGCGGCGGCGTTCGCTTCTGTGGCGCGTGACTTGGGATTGCGTGTTCGTGGTACTGGACGTGCATTCAACCGAACCTTCAGGCGTATCAACGAGTTTAGTATGGCAGCGAAGGCTGGGACTGCTGGTGGATTGGCTCTGCAACGTGTCATGGGGATGACTTCGGAAGCCATCCAAAATCTTATTAAGACAGACCCCTCGCAGGCTTTCACGAAGTTGTTGGAAGGGCTGAATCGTGTTGCTTCTGAAGAAGGGTCGCTGTCCTCCACATTGGAAGACTTGGATTTGTCCACTGAGCGTACCCGTCAGGTATTGGAATTGCTTGCCAAGAAACACGAGGATGTCGCCGATAGAATCAACCGTAGTCGAGGTGAGTTTGCAGCACCAATAGCGTTGATGAAGGAATGGGCTAGGCAGACAGAGACTTTCGCTTTCAAGTGGTCGCAGATGACCCAAAAATTGCGGGTTGCGGCACAGCAATGGGGCAAAGATTTGATTCCTGTTTTGGAACATTTGATCGTGCTTTTGAATGCCTTGTTTACGTTGGTACGCAACATCCCCAAGCCGTTGCGCACACTTATGCAGGCATTTACGGCTTTGTTGGTTGTGGTTGGTCCCGTTTTGCTTATTGTTGGCAAATTAAAGTTGGCAATGGCTAGTTTGGCTGGACAAGCTGCAACAACCGGAGCGGCATTCATGGCATCTCTGGGCAACTTTGCCTTGTGGACGCTGGCCATCGGCACATTGACAGAGGGTGTGCGCGGGCTGGCGCATGAACTTGGCATGTTGTTTGGTGATCGTGGACTTAATCCGCATGTTGCGTACATGCAGAAATATTGGGAGGGGATGAGAAAAGGGGTTGATAGGTTTAACCGAGACATGGAAGACCCCGCCAAGAAGCTCAAGCATTTACAGAATATAATGAACTTGGGGCTTCGTGATACTACCAAAGAAATAGAAGCTCTTCGTTCCGAGATTCGTGCTTTGTCTATTGAAATCTTTGCTTCTAAGTTTGCTGAGGTATACGAAAAGACAAATACTGAGTTGCGGATGACGCTTGAAAACCTACAAGCAGAGACCGATGCGGAGCGCGAATTGCTTGCTTTGTCTCGTGCTAGAATGGAACTGAAAGAGAAGATTGCTGAACTTGCACCAGAAGGTTTCTTTGGTGACTTGAATACTTTGACGTTGCTGGACATGGCCGACAAACTGAAGGAAGGTCTGCCTACGGACGAGTTTAACAAACTGTTTTTGATGATTGATAGGTTCTATGATATTTGGGAACTTAGACAAGAACAATTTGCAAAAGGAATTGTAGAGTCTATTCGGCAAGCAAACATTCGACAGACATTGGAAGATACTTTCGGTTCTGCGGCATCTTCGGTGTACTCACAACTAAAAGACTTGTTTGAACAATGGAAAGAGTTGCAGACCTTGTTTGAGGGGAATGTTCCAAAGCAGTTCGTAGGTGTTTTCAATAAGGCGTTCAAGCGCATTACCGGCCAGCTTACTAATGCAATGGAGAAGACTTCTGAGAAAGTATATCCCACGGCGTTGCAGAAAGGCACGGTGGAAGAATTTCGGGCACGTATGACGAGCAGGCCAGACGATATACCCAAGCAACAGTTGAAAGAGCAAAAAGAAGCCAATGTCATTCTTGGCAGAGTGTTGACCGCACTGAACGCTGATCAAATACCAGGCTTCACTTTACGATAAGGATTAACCATGTCTATTACATCAGTCAATGAACATTGGGAAGGACAGGAAGGGCAGTTGGACAATGATGGTAATTCATTTACCAGAACGTTCGTCGTAGAGTCCGACAATCCCGAAGAAACGGCGTACAAAGTATGTACCACCAATGTTGGGCCGGATCAGTTGCCGGACATTGGCGATGCATACCCGGATTCCGCCGTTGACCTGCCATGCACCAATATTCGTGCAACACGCCGGTCTGATTCGCGGTTGGTATGGGATGTCACGGCCACATACGGCATTGATGAGGACGAGTCTGATTCTTCGGGGTACGACCCTGACGACCCCACGACGTTTCCTGCCGACATCAATTTCGGTTGGCGGACGGTGACGGAAGCGTTCGAGCGTGCATATGATACCGTGGATGCAAACGGCAATCCTATCGCGGCAGTGGTGAACAGACCGTGGAAACAGCCGTTGGTCGGTGCTTCGGTGGAACGTTCGTACTTAGTAATCTCCATCACCAAGAATTTTTCCGTAGGCAGTTTCGATGCTGGCGACCTGCTTGACTACAACGACACGGTAAACGATGCACAAATCACCATAGCCGATATTACATTGGCGGCGCGACAGGGGCACATGAATATCAGTGCCACACAGGAGCGTAGCACGAGCGGTGTCAAGTATTACGCGGTGACATACCAGATAGATTGTATATTCAATCAGGGTGGGCATGAGATTGGATTCTTGAACACTGGAACTCAATACAAGGCCGACTCGTCCATCGGTGGTTCTTTGTGGAGGACATATAAAGTTGATGGGGAAGCGGTCACGGAACCAATGAAGATAGATAGTGCCGGTAATCTGATAGAGGATTCCGCCGCCGTCTATGTGTATTATCTCCCATACCCGCAAGCATCTTGGTCGTCTCTAAACCTACCAACATCGGTGTAATGATATGAGCAAGATTTATGGTGCCGACAAACAGACATGGAAACGGGTGGGAGCAGCCACGAAATACGTGGAGCGGATTGCCAAGCCACCACCTAATGGCCGTGAACGCACCAAGCTATCGCAATCCACACGTAATCTTTTTGTATTGATAACCGGCGAGAGCGAGGTCAGTGGATACGAGGGGTACGAGGTACGGTGGGACGGTAGTAATTGGAAGAAAGTGGGTGGCGGTTTCACTTGGGGTGATTCCGCCATGTTCCGACCTATCCTAGAGATTAACGGGGATGGTTTGGACATACCCGACAGTTCTGGTTCCATAGATGGTGTGTATCAGGTTCTACGGCTGATAGGTACTGATAACAAGGTTTATTGGTTTGTGAACAAGGGCGG